CGATTTGGCGCTATACCCGCGCGGGAACCTGTCTTGTTAAACGATACCGCCCCGCGCTTAAATAGCTGGCCGCGCTATTAAAGGTTCCGCAGGCGCAAGCACTTGAACTACCGCGCAGATTGTATGCGTTGCGCTAAATACTCCTTGAAGCGCGCCAGTTCGACCGGGTTCAAGTCGTCTTTGCGTTTCGGCGAAACGGTGCGGTGGTCGGTAACATCGCCCAAGGCAAGGTTGTATTGTTTCATCAGCGGCAGCAGATATTCCGCCATGCTCGCCATCTCGTCCTCGCCAAGTGGCCGCTTGTAGGTGTCGCCCTCGAAAGCCGCGCCGATGCTCCAGCTATTAAGGTCACGTTTCCCACGCCAGGACGAAACGCCTGCGTGCCATGCGCGCTCGTCTGGATCGGCCAACGTGGAGCGCTTGCCGTCCTTCGCTACGATGCAATGGTAAGACACGCGGGAGGCAGGGTTCATGCACCACGCAACAGATCCCCCGTAGCTGCCCGAAGTGTGATGCAGGACGATGGCCTTTGGCGCGATGCGCCTGCCCTTCGACACGTTCGGCGTGTTGAGCAGTTTCTCCGGGTATTCGCTACGGCTTTTCGCCTTTGTGGCGGGGGCGCTTTTTGCTGGCGCGCTCGGCTTCTTTGGCTCGCTTATCAAGGATGGTTTTGATGGCGAGGAGGAGTTCGGCGAGATCGACGGTGGGCCATTTCGCAAGGCCGCGAATAAGTGACTGAACCATTTGAGCGGGTTCACTTTTTGTAGCCGTCTAACGGCTTTTCCAAATTGACGAAAAACTGTTTCGTCTCAAAGTTGTAGCCGCCGCCCAACTTCATCCCCGCGCAACCCGTGAGGCAGAGCGCGGCCAGCGCCAAGATGAAGGCGCGCACTATTTGGACTCCCGGCGAAAGACCTCAAACACACCAACCAAGGCCATCACGGCGGCGGCAATGGCCGAAAACTGTTCGGGATCGACGGCCAGACCGAGGGCGGAAAGCAGGGCCAACAGGCCCGAATAAGTGGACTTCTCTTTAAGTCTCGCAACGAGGTAGTTCATGCCCCCGCAGGGGTGTCAAAGCCTACTCGGCGAGGTCGGTAACAGCCTCGGCGCTGGCCTGCTCGTAGCTGCACGGTGGCAGATCAAACGTGCGCGGAGTCGGGTCAACGCTCTGCAACATCATGCCTTCAAGCCATCCCTTGAGAGCGGCCATGTTGCTGCCGAGTGGTTTGCTCGCAGTCAGCAATGCCATTTCGAGGCGTTGCAAGGACAGGATTTGCAGGGAAGTCAGGTGCTTAGTCACCCATGCTTCGGGCGTGAAAATCTCCACAAAAGGCACAGGCGGCTGCGGGATCACATAGTGCGCGTCCGCAGGCAGCGCGGCCTCTATGGCAGCTTTGACTGTGGCTTCGTCCAGCGCGGCCAGCTCGGGGCCGTCCGCTTCGTAGATCGTGAGGCTCGTCGGCCATCCATGCTCGCGCACTTCGATCTTGCCTGCCTCGTCGCGGTTTAGCTGGTAGCTCAATCCGTGCCATGTCTTGCCGTCTATGCTGCGGGGTTCGGCCAAGAGGACGTTGTAGATTGTTTCGGTGTTCATGTTAGACAACGCGGTAGAAGGCGGTGGCCCGCCATTGAACGGTTTCGGAGGCCGCGCCCGTGACTTCCAGTTGCAGGGCTTCGTTGGTATCATCGGCGGTCAGCGCAAAAGTCCACGATGGCGAGCCTCCGCTCTGGTCGGTGCCGAGGGTCTGCACGCTGCCAATCAAGCTGGTGTTGTTGCTGCCATCGCGGCGGATGCCGAGGAAGCGGCGGGCGACGAGCCATTTGTCGGCGGTGTCGCTGCGGCGGGCGACGAGCAGGATGTCCACGGCCAAGGCGGTGTTGGCGGCAATCGTCATGCGGTTCGTCGCAGTCCCGTCCAAGTTGAGGATGGTTGCGGTGGCGTTAGTGGTTTGCCCGCCCCAATAGACTGCGTTGAATGGGCGTGTAGCAAATCCGCTACGCAGTCCCATTGATGCGTTTAACCCAACAGAATAAACACTATTTACATTGGTGCTGAGGTCTTCGCCGCATTGTATATGAACTGCCCCAAGCCCTGATGCGTTTGCGCGACCTATGGCGATAGCGCCATTTGCTGACGCAACTGATTGAAGCACCCCGATGCAAAGACTGTTTGCTCCCGAAGCGGTTCCTCCTGCGGTGGTTGAGCCGATAACAACCGATCTTGTTCCGCTGGCGGTTCCCTGTCCCGTGGTAAGAACCAAAGAACTCTCGCCACTCGCAACTTGCGTTGCGGCGGTTCGACTTGCTTGTATGTTTACGGCATTGCTGCCCAGCGCCGTAGTAGTCGGAGCCAGACCGACATACATCGCCCCCGTGGGCCGCGAGAGCGGGTTGGCATAGACGAGCTTGCCCGCCGTATCGTCCCATTTGATGAACGGGTCTGCGGAGTCGATGGTGCCGCCGTCATCGGCGACGAGGTCGGAGCCAGAGACCGAGAAGACATCGGCGGTGGATGCGCCGACTGCGGTGATGCCGCCCGATGCCGCCGCCCACTTCACCCCCAGCGTTTCCGCCGAATCGACCGTAAGCACATGGCCGTTCGTGCCGCCCACGGGGAGTCGCGCCACGGTGTCCGCTGCCGAGGCCACGATGAGGTCGCCTTTGGCGTCGAGCAAAGTTGCAGGGATGCCCACGCTGACTGTGGAAGACAACTCCCCCGCCGAAAGCGAAAGGCCCGAGCCGATTTGGATCTCCTCAATGGCACCTGTGCTCGCGGTCGTGCGGCCTAAAATTCTTGCGGTGGCTTGTGTGAGGCCAGAGGTGGTGATGGCTCCCGCTGCTACCGCTCCAACGTCTCCTGCGGTGGTCGGGATGTCTGTAACGACTGCGAGAGTTCCCGACTGATCGGGGATCGTGAGGGTAACGTCATCGGAAAGTTGCGACTGAACATCGAAGGTGGCGGCGAAATCGTTGTCGAGGTCTTTGAGCGTCAGATTCCCACCAACTTGCAACTTTGCACCGTTGCTCGCTGTGTCTCCGACAATAACATTCCCGCCATAGGGATTGACGTAACAATTAACACTGTTTGTGACCTCGTATTGTGTGGCTTGAACAACAGGGCCATCGGTAGAAAGTGCGCCCGTTCCATAAAGCGCAAAACCCTTCGCATTGTTTGCCAGAAGTTGCGCGACTTGGATGTTGGCTATGTCAGGCGAAACAACCTTGAATGGCAAATTGTAGGCGTTAAGCGAACCGCCAAACTCAACTTCGCCGCCGTTAATGTTTAATGACGAAAGGCGCAAGTTGCCAAGCGCATCCGATCCAGCGGCAATGCCTCCAGATAAGACAATTTCTTCTGCGTTGTCGGGAACTTGTGTGCCATCTCCAGCGGATAATGTTGCGGTGTTTGAGGTGTTTGCCGCATTCCAAGCTGCGAGAACTGTGTCTATGTCGTCTGTGCCGTCGAAAGAAAGCGTAATGCTGTTGCCTGTGGTTCCAAGATTGTTGGCAAATATCGTTACGTTTTGCGACATTCCGCCGACTTGGCCGCTAAATTTGGCGGCAACCCCAGTTTGGTGACTGGCGGCGTGGGCCAACGTGCTGCTTGGCGTCCTCGCATCACTCAACCGCGCATCGTTGCCTTCGCAAAACGTCCCTGCCGCATTAGAAAATGAACCCGCCTCGATGACGCCGTTTGTGCCTGTTTTAACAGGAAGCCCCGAAGTGCTGCCGAGCTTTGCTGCTCCCGCATAATCCACAAGCCGCGAAACTTCTTCGTTTACCTCGGCCAAGTTGGCCTCGGTCACGGTTGGCACGGGGTCAATTTGCGAATTGCCCAAAACATTTGTCCAAGTTGTCGAAAGCCAAGGCTTGCTGCTGCTTTGGCGAACTTCGGAGCGATAATAAACAACGCTATCGTATTGAAATTCCCATCGAGAATTTACAAAGACCATTTGCGCGCGCCTGCTTGACCCGACTTTAATATAGTCCACTGGCCCGCCGTCGTTCGCCGCGTAGTAGTAGCCGTTGATGTTCGCATCGCCAGCGCCTGCGGCCTTGACCATTAAATTGTAGATGGGGTCACTTCCCCCAGCCCTGTGCCGCTCGCCGTGCGACTGTAAAAGCAAGTTCAGACTGCTGATGTCGTCTTGGAGGCTGTCGCTTAATTCAAGTATCCCCTCGATGTCGCCCTGACCAATCACAACAGCGCCCGTCGCGCCGTTCACGCTGGTCACGGCCCCCGACTCGTTGGCCCAATGCGGCAACCCCTGAGACGAAACTTTTAAGATTTGGCCTGTGCTTCCAATCCCAACGCGAATTGCCGCGCTGTCGTTGCGCGACAGGATGTCGCCCTTGACGGTAAGCGTCTCAATGCCTGTTCCCGCTGGCCCCTGCGCCCCGGTTGCGCCCGTTGCGCCGGTGGCTCCCGTTGCCCCGACGGGCCCAGCAGGGCCGATGGTCGGCACGACAACATTGACTGTCTGCGGCGAAGGAATACCCACCTCAACCGCGTTGGTGTTCAGACTGACCTCGACTTTGTGATACGCGGCCATGTTAGAGCGGTGCGGTGCGAGTGGTTACGTCAGAAAGA